GTCTAGATCCAACAACATCGATAATTTCAGTAGCAGCTTCGATAGCATACATAACTTCAGTAAGTAGTCTTTGTTTAAGATTGCCATAATCTGGCAAATCTACACTCTTATGAAAGAGACGGCAACCACGATTCGAATCCATATGAAGAACAATAACCATGGAATATTTTGCAAACCATTTACCATTCTTCTTATAACGAATAGAATCTGCACCAACATATACAGAAGATTGTTGGCTAGATCTTAGAATTGCATCTCTTGCTTCATCATACATTAATCACCTATTGTTTGGCGAGGGTGCTCAGAATCGAACTGAGTTCTCAAGATTTTGGAGATCTGCGGATTACCATCTTCCTCCACCGACGCATTTGATAAACTATTTATAACCCATCAACGAATTAATGTCAATTGCTTGAAATAACCTTTATTTTTTCTAGCAATTGGATAGGTTGCAATAGCAGTTACTGCATTATCCAAATCTGGTTCAACAAAAGTTACAGAAGCAATATTAAGTTTGTTATTGATAAATGAATTATATTCCTCAATCAAATACGGTTTTGGACTGTGAACAGCTACGAGATGAAGATTTTCTACTGAAATTTTTTCTTTTGCTAGAACATGACCCAATTCAATACCAGCATGTGTTGCTTGTACTAATTGCTGAGGAAAAGATAATGTAGGTTCTACAATAATATATGAATAGAAAATAGTATTAAGAGGATTNTTAGAATCTGATACTAANCTATCATATGTAGTCTTAAATAAAGAATAAAACAGTTCAAGTTCTTCAGCGTTTTCAGCTATTTCTTCTTCACGAATTATTCTATGTGGAGAATACATAATTTGATCTAGGTTATTATACAAAGTTTTTCCATATAGAAGTAGTTCTAATGTTCTATATGCTGTTTGACCATTCTTCAACTTTACTGTATTTGTAATAGGTGAAAATGCTTTATCTAAAAGTGCTTTAAAAATACTAACTTTATCTTGATTACTCTTAGCATTAAGAGCTTTATATGCGCACAAAATAATAACATCAGATGCTGTGTTTAACTTATTTTGTGCTTTAATACGGTAAATTTCTTTAAAATTTTTCATTTGGTTTTTCCTAATTTTGTGTTATAATAATCTAATTTTATATAATGTCAACCACAAAATGGAGAACCTCGTATTTTAATTTCAATCTATGTATATGAACTCATGTTATATCTCCTGTTATAATATTATATATTGTAAATGGTGCTCCCGGTCGGGCTCGAACCGACGACCAAATGATTTAGAATCATTCTCTCTACCAACTGAGCTACGGGAGCAAACTGGAGTTGACGGTCGGATTCGCACCGACGGTTTTAGGGATTTGCAATCCCTTGCATTGGGCTGCTCTGCCACGTCAACAAAAATGGTGCGCAGGGAGAATTTCGAAATCTCGACTTCCACCGTGTAAAAGTGGCACTCTGCCTCTGAGTTACCCGCGCGTATTATATTTATTTCACTTCCATATGAGATTCATTATATTTATGTTTTTTCCCGGATGACGGGACTGAATATAAGCTTGTACAGCAAAATCGCTAGTAGCTCCTCGCAAATTAATCATAGGAGAACCTTGAATTTTCATACGTGTTACTACGCTATTAGAATTCTGATTCAGAACTTGATAATCAACGATGAATGTCTGTTTCATTTTCCATACCTTTTTTACTATTATAAATAGATGTGGAATTAATGTACATAGGGTTTTGTCATGGCTTTACAATCTTTTTTATCGCCGTTAAATTTTAAATTTAACATCAAAAAATTACCAGATTTTGTTGAATACGTGCAAGATGTGAATTTTCCATATGCAGAAGCTGGAAGAACTTCAGGATTTCCGAATCCATTTCAGACATTAGACGTTCCTGGTGAACATATGACATTTGGTGATTTATCAGTCGCTTTTAAAATAAACGATGGAATGTCAAATTGGTTAGAAATCTTTGAATGGATTCAAGGAATTGGTAAACCAACAAATTTTCAACAATATAAGAATTTATTTTCAGCTGCTGAAGGCGAAGGTGTTGAAGTTGATGCTAATTTAATTATTCTTAATTCTAGTCTAGAACCTTCAGTAAGATTCGATTTTATAAATTTATATCCTTATAAATTAAGTGGTTTTACTATGTCATCTACATTAGAAGAAGTCGAATACATTACAGCTTCTGTAGAATTTGCATATAGACAATATACATATACAATTCTATAATTTACATTTAATTGTGTATATGTTATAATATAATATGATTTTAATAATATTGAGGTTATAATATGACTATAGATGATATTTTTGCACAATGGGATATTGATTCTAATATCAATCGTGCAGAACTCGGTAAAGAAGCTACAAATATCCCAAAATTACATAATAAATATTATCGTTATTTTATCAACGAAAAACTTATTCTTCACAAAAAAACTTCAGAATTTAAGCAAGTTTCAGCATTAAGATATGATTTATATGCTGGTACACTAGATGATGATACGATCAAACAACTAGGTTGGGTTGAAGATTGGGAAAAATACGGAAGAATTAGAATTCTTAAAACTGAAATTCAAAGATATATTGAAGCAGATAGAGTTCTCATTGATTTACAACTTAAAATACAATTACAGAAAGAAAAGGTGGAACTGTTAGATTCTATTATTAAATCTTTTGTGAATCGTGGTTTTCAAATTAAAAATGATATAGAATTTACTAAATTCCAAATGGGAGCATGAGTGATAAATTAGTTATATCTAAAATAGATGATGTTTATATTAGAATACGTTGTGATCCTGGAATTGCATATGAATTAAGTGAAAGATTTACTTTCACTGTTCCTGGTGCTAAATTTTCACCGAAATTTAGAAATAAAGTTTGGGATGGAAAAATCAGATTATATAATGTTATGTCTGGTCAATTATATTCTGGACTTATTTCTTATGTTGAAGAGTTTGCTCAGTATAACGATTATGAAATAGAATATGCTGATGATTTTTCTGATTTTAATTTTTCCGTAGCACAAGCTAAAGAATTTATTTCACATCTTAAATTACCAGATAATTTTGATGTTCGTGACTATCAATTGGAAGCATTTCTACATGCGATAAGAAAAAGACGATCATTACTATTATCTCCAACAGCATCTGGTAAGTCTTTAATCATATATTTACTTACGAGGTTTTATAATGCAAAAACTCTTATCATTGTTCCTACTACTTCTCTTGTTTCTCAGTTGGCCTCTGATTTTTCTGATTACGGCTATGAGGATTCTGGATGCATCCATAGAATATCTGCGGGGGCTGATAAGCTTACCAATAGACAAATTACCATATCAACGTGGCAATCGATTTACAAAATGGATAAAAGATACTTCGAACAATTTGATATGGTTATAGGAGACGAAGCACATACGTTTAAAGCTAAATCTCTCATATCTATAATGTCTAAATTAACTTCTTGTAAATTTAAATTTGGTTTTACTGGAACACTAGATGGTTCTCAAACCAATAAATTAGTACTAGAAGGTTTATTTGGTAAAGTATTTAAAGTTACTACTTCTGCAGAACTTATAAAGCTAAAACACTTAGCTGATTTTAAAATCAAAGCTATAGTTTTGTCATATCCAGAACATATTAGAAAAGATATTATCAAAAAAACATATCATGAAGAAATTGATTATATTGTACGTAATCCTCAAAGAAATAAATTTATTAAAAATTTAGCGTTATCTTTGGAAGGTAATACACTAATTTTATTTCAGTATGTAGAAAAACATGGAGATGAACTATACAAACTCATAAAAGATTCTGCAGGATCGACTAGAAATGTATATTATGTTGCTGGTAAAACCGGTACAGATGAACGAGAATATATTCGTAAAATTGTAGAAACAGAAACTAATGCAATTATTGTAGCTTCATCTGGTACATTTTCTACAGGAATAAATATAAAGAATCTCAAAAATGTAATATTTTCATCTCCAAGTAAAGCACGCATTAAAAATCTGCAATCTATTGGTCGTGTATTGAGAAAAAGTGCTACTAAATTTTCTGCAGAATTATTCGATATTGCTGATGATTTTTCTTGGAAATCAAAAACTAATTATACACTTGAACACTTTAAAGAACGACTGAAAATATATTCAGAAGAAGATTTTCCCTTTAAAATTTATAATGTAGGAATAAATTCATGACATCATATGAAGAAATTGAAATAGATGAAGTAGTATTAGTAAAACTATCAACTGGAGAACAGATGATTGGAATTATGGTAGATAATTCTGAATCTGAAATTACATTAACACATCCATTTAGAATAAAATTACATTATAAAGAACAATCTGATTTACCTGCTGTAGCTTTATATTATTGGGATGAAATATCAGATTCACCTATAGTTGCATTAAACAAGTACCATATCCTATATGTAACGGTTCCAAAGGAACCGATTATTGTCTTTTATAATACACAAGTAGAAAAGTATTATTTAACTGAGTCTATCGATGGTCCAGATGTTGATCAACTATATGAATCATTGCTTAGTAAACTTAGCAGTAATAATTCAATCAACTGATATACAGATATATTTGAAAGACCCAAAGTCTATTATAACCAGTATTCTAGAAATGTCAAGGTAATAATGCACTAATATTCAATTATTATCGCTTATCATAACAAATAATACTTGTGTACATTAATTAGTACTTATATTATATTGAATATAAGAATAACAATAAGAGAGTATAACATGGCTGAAAAGAAAAAAGGTGAACACTACGTAAATAATAAAGAATTCTATGCAGCTATGGTTGAGTATAAAGCCAAGTGTGATGCAGCAGCATTGGCTGGTTTACCAGTTCCTAGAATTCCAAATTACATTGGATTATGCATATATAAAATTGCTGCCAAACTCGGTACCAAGTATAATTTTGCAAATTATTCTTATAATGATGAAATGATTTCTGATGGCATTGAAAGTGCTATTTCTAATGTGCACAAGTTTGATACAGAGAAATATAGCAATCCATTTGCATATTTTACACAAATAATTTGGAATTCTTTTGTACAAAGAATTGCCAAAGAAAAGAAACAACAATATATTAAATTTAAATCATTAGAAAATGCAATTATTTCTAATGATCAATTTGTATTTCAAGATTCTGATGATAAAAATGTTGGAAGTTCTGGTTATAATGAAGCTGCGATTCACGTAATTAGTTCATTTGAAAATACTATGAAAAAGAAAAAAGATGCAGCAAAGAGTAAAAAGGCACTTGATGCATTTGTTGATATTGATATAGAGGAAGAAGAAGATGTTTAATAATCTACCTCCAATTTTACAAGACTGGATTACACAGTTAAATAATCGCAGTGTCTCAGTAAATTTAAGATATAATACGTATACTATGCTTTCAAATATTGTTAAAGAACTTAAACCACATTTAGAAAAGTTTGAAAAAGAATTAGAAAAGGTTAGATAAGCATGCTGCAAAAAACATTGATGGCTTTAGCTATGATTAAATTTTTAGGAGTATTAAGTCTTATGATTATTACTATTCCAGTATCTAAGATTCCCGGATTTAAACAAATTAATGCTTGGGCACTTCACCAGTTACCAACAGATTAAAATGAAAATAGCATTAATAACTGACACTCATTGGGGTGTGCGTGGTGATAGTATTGCATATGCTGATTACTTTAATAAATTTTATGATTGCGTATTTTTTCCATACCTAGATGATAATCATGTTGGACATGTTATTCATTTAGGAGATATTGTAGAACGACGTAAGTTTATTAATTATGTAACTTCAAGTAGATTAACTAATGATTTTGTTAAGCCACTAGCTAATCGTAATATTAAAACATTTTTTATTATCGGTAATCACGATTCTTTTTATAAAAATACATTGGAAATTAATTCCATGGAACAACTTTATGGAGATCGAGCATATCCTAATCAACATATTATAAGTTCACCTACTGAAATAGATATTGGAGGTTGTAAGATTTTATTACAACCTTGGATGTGTCAAGATAATATGGATGAATCTTTAGAGTTAATTAAAAATACAAAAGCACAAGTACTTATGGGTCATTTAGAGTTGGCCGGATTTGAAATGAATAGAGGAGCTGTAATTGATCATGGTATGGATTCTAACATTTTTGAAAAGTTTGATATGGTTTGTTCTGGGCACTACCACCATAAATCAACTCGAGGCAATATTCATTATCTTGGATGTCCATATGAAATCACTTGGGCAGATTATGATGATCCAAAAGGTTTTCACATCTTCGACACTGACACACGTGAATTGACATTTATTCGTAATCCATATACAATGTTCAATAAGATTCATTATAATGATTCTAAATGGAATGATGTTGAATATATCAATAATTACGATTTTTCATTATTGACCGGTACATATGTTAAAGTTATTGTTCAATGTAAAAATAATCCCTATTGGTTTGATCTTTTTATTGATAAATTAGAAAAGTCTGATCCATTAGGTATTCAAGTTGTTGATGATAATTTATATCTTGATTTAGAAGATGATGAATCTATAGTAAACGAAGCTGAAGATACAATAACTATTCTTAAGAAATTTGCTGACACTATTGAAGTTAGTGTTGATAAAAAAGAAATAGATAAATTTATTAATGAATTGTATATAGAAGCTACTTCGCTTTAAGGAGTAACACTTGGTAATATTTAAAAAAGTTCGTTGGAAAAATTTACTTTCCACAGGAAATATCTTTACGGAGGTGAATCTAGTCGATTCACCTTCTACTCTTATAGTCGGCGAAAATGGTGCAGGAAAATCGACATTTATTGAAGCATTATTTTATGCAATGTTTGGTCGTCCTTTTAGAAAAATCAATAAACCACAATTGGTCAATTCTATTAATCAAAAAAATATGTTAGTTGAACTAGAATTTTCTATAGGTGCTAAGGATTATTTAATTCGCCGTGGTATGAAACCTAATATATTTGAAATATATCTTGATGGTAACTTGATTAATCAAGATGCAGCAATTCGCGATTATCAGGAATATCTAGAAAAATCTATTTTTAAATTAAATCATAAATCTGCTAGTCAGATTATTATTCTTGGATCTAGATCATTCATTCCATTCATGCAACTGCCTGCGCAACATCGTAGAGAAGTGATTGAAGATTTATTAGATCTGCAAATATTTTCAGTTATGAATACACTACTTAAACAAAAAGTGGTAGATAATAAAAATGAACTTAAAGACATTAAGTATTCTGCAGATTTAGTTCAAGAAAAAATTAGATTACAAAAAGAATATATTAAAAGTATTACAGAAAATCATCAGGCACAAATAGATGAAAATGTTAAGAAAATACATGAACTCAATGACAGTGTAATAGAATATACAAATAATATTACACTCAAAAANGAGCAAATTACAGAGTTTCTAGCAACTATTTCAGATAATAATTTAGTTAAAACTAAGTTACAAGAACTTATGAGTTTAGAAACAGATATAATGAATAAGATGAAACGTATTAATAAAGATTTAGAATTTTATCATGATAATGATCAATGCCCAACGTGTAAACAAGGACTGGATCATATATTTAAAGCCGAAACTTTAAATAAAAAAAATAATCAGTTAGATGAAACTAATAATTTATTAGAACAAATTCAAATTAAACACATGCAATATTCTAATAGAATGGACGAAATTATTAGGATTACTGCAAATATTTCTGAACTGTATTCTGAAATTTCATCTATAGAATCTATGATTAAATCTGCTCTAGATTTTAGATCTAAAATTGAAAATGAAATTACACGGTTATCAGAAACTCATCGTGCTAAAACTGAGGATACTGAAAAGTTAGAACAATTAAAAAAAGAGCTTAAGATTTGTGTAGAATCTCATCAAAATTTATTAAATAGGAAATCAATCCTAGATGTTGTTGCAGTCCTTTTAAAGGATGGTGGAATTAAATCTAAGATTATTAAACAGTATATTCCAATTATGAATAAACTGATTAATAAGTACTTAGCAGCAATGGAATTAACTTGTTCTTTTGAATTGGATGAAAACTTTAATGAAATTGTCAGATCGCGACATAGAGATGAATTCTCATATGCGTCATTTTCAGAAGGTGAAAAGGCTAGGATTGATCTTGCTATTTTATTTGCTTGGAGAGCAATTTCAAAGTTGCGCAATTCAAATGCAACTAATCTTCTCATTTTGGATGAAACGTTTGACGGATCTTTGGATTCTACGGGGACTGAAGAACTTCTAAAAATTATTAGTTCTATTACAGCTGATTCTAATGTATTCGTTATCAGTCATAAACCAGACACAATGGTAGATAAATTTTCAAATGTTATTAGATTTGAAAAATCAAAGAATTTTTCACGTATTAAGGAATCAACATGAAAGTAATAATTGCAGGTTCTAGATCTTTAATCGGTGGTCCACAGATTAGAGTAAAGATTAAAAAGGTTTTAGATTTTATGGATAAACCAATAACTGCTATTATATCTGGAACTGCTAATGGTGTTGATAAAATCGGTGAAACTTATGCACGTGCAAATAATATAGAATTAATAGAAATGCCGGCAGATTGGACTCGATACGGAAAATCTGCCGGTCCTATTAGAAATAGAAAAATGGCAGAATTAGCAGATTTCGCCATAGTATTTTGGGATGGTGAATCTAAAGGTTCTAAAAATATGATTAGTGAAATGTCACGACTAAATAAACCGTGCTACATAGAAATCATAAGGCAAGAAGATGAATATTAATATTGACAATTTAAATTTAGTAGAGTATAATAATCCTATACTTCATGAACCGTGTATGAAATGGGATTTTGCTAATCCGGCATTTGATTTACCTGATTTCGCTCAGNACTTAGTAAATAAAATGCGTGCATTTGGTGGTATTGGACTTTCNGCTAATCAAGTTGGAATTCCATATAAAATTTTTGCTTTAGAATCTGAACCTACCTATGTCGTGATTAATCCACGAATTTTAGAAATGTCAGAAGAACAAATTACATTAGAAGAAGGGTGTTTATCTTACCCTGGACTTATTGTTAAAGTAAAAAGACCAATTTGGGTCAAGGTTAGATTTAATTATCCTAACGGATCTGCTGGAACACACAGATTTGAAGGTATGAGTGCTCGATGTTTTCTTCATGAATATGATCATATTGAGTATGGAGAAATTATGATTAATCGTGCTAATTTCTTTCATAAAGAAAAGGCCGAACGCCATTGGAAATCAATTTTAAAGAATAGGTGATATATGACTAATTGGGTACAAGATATTGAAGAAATGCACGAAAAGTACGGAGTTCATCGAGCTGTTGCTAGTATGAGTCCAGTTTTACTTAAGAAGTTTTTAGATTTTCGTGTTGCATTCCTTCAAGAAGAATTGACTGAACTTAAAAACGCCGAAAGTGCTGATGATGTTGTAGATGCACTCATTGATCTTTGTGTTGTTGCTATAGGCACACTTGACGCATTTCAAGTTAATGCACATCGAGCGTGGAATGAAGTACATCAAGCAAATATGCGTAAGAAGGTTGGTGTAAAAGAAACACGACCTAATCCTTTAGGACTTCCTGATTTAATTAAGCCAGAAGGTTGGGAAGCGCCAACACATGAATATAATGTAGGTCTTTTACACAAAATTTTTGATGAATAATAGTGTACATTAATTAAATGAAGTGATACTATAATTTATATTATATTTTATGAGAGAACATTATGCTAATTATTGATAAAGAAAAAGAATCTGTAAATGTTTTAAAAGAATGTATCGAACTNCAATTAAAGAAGTCTAGAGATTATCAAAATCCTAATTCTAATGTAGAACAAGCTATGCATTATCGCCGCGGCGTCGATACAATTCATGATATTATGCACGGTAAAATGTTGAGAGCTCAGTCATTACTTGAAGCGGCAGCAAACAGTACAGACACTCCAAATTATGAATCCTTAGAAGATACATATAAGGATCTTATTAATTACGCGTCTTTCGCAGTAACTTATTTACGCGGTAAAATGCAAGGCCAATCACCTGACCGTAACATGTTTAATAAACCAAAACCTAAAAATACCGGTGAAGTAAAAGCTGATGGATTTTCATATAGTCACGGTAATATATTGTATTATTATGATCATGATGGAACTTTGGTATCAGCAGCACCATCTGCAATGAAAACCGTGCTTATGGAGAATTCTAAGTAATGACATTAGACGTTCAAGATATTCGTGAAGTTTTTATTTCTGAATTAGAACATGAGCATTTTGTTATTGATAAAAGTGGTTCTAAGATGATTGAAATTCCTGGTGCTCACTTTCTCGCCACCGAAGACAGTATTTTTGGAACTGTTAATAGAGATTATGTAGAACAAGAATTAGAATGGTATAATTCTATGTCTCTTAATGTGAATGATATTCCAGGAAATATACCTAAAATCTGGATAGATGTTGCTGATACGAATGGTTTCATTAATTCAAATTACGGTTGGTGTATATATTCAGAAGCTAATGGTTTACANTATTATAATTGTCTTAATGAATTAAAAACTAATCCATATTCTCGTAGAGCCGTTATGATTTATACACGTCCAGAAATGTGGACTGATTATAATAAGAATGGTAGATCAGATTTTATGTGTACTAATACAGTGCAATATATTTTTAGAGAAAATCGTCTGCATGCTATGGTTCAAATGAGAAGTAATGATGTGTGGGCGGGATATCGTAATGATTATGCATGGCAGCGGCATGTGTTGAATACACTAGCATTCCAATTGCAAGTAGAATCCGGTAACATTCTTTGGAATGCCGGAAGTCTTCATTTATATGAAAAAGATTTTTATTTAGCAGATAATTTTTTAAAAACTAAAGAAGTCTCTATAACAAAAAAAGAATATAGAAAAAAATATCCAAAAAGTTTATATTGTTAGTCATTATGATTTGTTACGTATATTGGATTTATAATGATACTTGTTTAAATATATCCACATGTGGATATATTGGTGTATCACAAGATGCACATACAAGATTTAAAACTCATTTACATAATTCACGTGTTCCTTTAAATAGTACATTTGATATATTATTTAAAGGAACACGTGAAGAATGTTTTAATTTAGAAAAAACACTAAGACCTACTAAAAATATTGGATGGAATAATGCAGTAGGTGGATCACATGGATGGAGAATTGGATTCGTTCATTCTGATACAACTAAAAATAAACTAAAAATAGCTTGGTCTGATACGCGTAAAAAGAAAGCATCGGATTTATCTAAAGTTAGAAATTCATTATTGATCGGTCAAAAAAGACCAAAACAATCTATTGCAATAAGCGGAATACACAATCCAATGTATGGTAAGTCTCGTCCGCAATACGTTAAAGATGCTATAAGTCTAGCTCATAAAAATAAAGAACCATATAATAAACAAGATAATTATTGTCCATATTGCAATAAACGTGTTAGTTTATCTATAATGAAAAAATATCATGGAAAAAATAAAAAGGCATGTATATGATTATGGATACAGAAGTAATTTATAAACTTTGTCAACATTCAAGCG